GTCGTTACAATGAGAAAAACCGCAACCGCGCTAGGAGAAAACTCCAGCGCGGCGCGGAGAAAAGCCAATGATCCCGCCGGGGATAATTGTGGCTCTCATAAACAGACTCCCTAGGCCAACCGGTCCTACCCCTACTCACGGAAGGAGCCGGCTGCGAACGAAAACTAAATTGGGTTCACGTTCGAGGCCGTCGATTGGTCTCTAGGGCTTATGAGCAAAAGAGAATCACACGACTGGTCGCGGACGTGAGTAATTAAGGACGGTCCCAAAATACCAACGTCGCGCCGCGTGTCAAGCAAAAAATCTGTGGATTTCGAAAATCGATTCTCAGGGACTCAGCCGAGCAATTGTTTTTCGAAGTCACGGCAGTGGTTGCGCAGTTCTTCGCAGTAGTCCGAAAAGATAGGGCCGCCATCGACTTCGACGAACAGCAAGCGTGCTGAGACAGCGTCTTCGACCTCCTCGGCGTTGATGATCAGCTCGACTTGTTGCAGATCGTGAGGTTCGATGCAAATCGGCAATTCGTGGTGCGAGATGATTTTTCCCAACAGAGAGATGCGCCGGGATTTTGCAAACAGGCCGGCCTTGCAAATTAAACCCACGTCGGTAATGCGAACCGCATGATCGTTCCGGTTCGTGATCGAGGCAATCACCGGAACCACGCCCTCATCGATTTCGCCCTCAGGCGTATCGACCTCGAACGCTTTGGCGAACACTGCCACATACACCGGCGGTCCCTTTCGCTCGACGTAGAACTTCCACAACGACAGGGTCAATTTGACGCAACGATCAGCAGGCGTCAACCATTCGAGCACGGCGCTCTCCCGGGCAGGGGGCTTTGCATGAAGAAAAAACGGTGCGGGAGCTGTCCTAGGGTTACTCACGGAGCCTTCCGGCTCTCGGCAAATTTGACTTCGCCTGATCCCGAGCGGGCGGCCCTTACGACCGCCACACTCACCGCACCTTGAAAAACGCTTCTCTAACCTCCGTCGATGATCTAGGCGACCAACGCGACAACTGCAATGGTCAGTCGCCGTAAACCCTTACATACCTAAGTGCCCAAGAGAGGACTTGAACCTCCACGGGGTTAACCCCCACTAGGTCCTGAATCTAAGAGAAACGCATTGTTCGCATGCTAATGATTGGCCGAATTGTATGGATCTCCAAGGCCGGATTTTTGTGGACCGTTGTGATCCAAAACGTTAGTGTGGACGTTTCGCCACTGCCGTCCACCACTACTTTACGAACCGCTCGCCCATGGAATCTTTCATCTGCGCCGCAATCCCGATTGCATTCGTGAGCGCCTGGATCGGTTACGCAGCCGGGAGCGCAAAAGAGGCCGCGACGGAAGGTTTCTTTTTTGGTCTCCTGTTTGGCCCGCTGGGAGTCCTCGGGGCTTTCGCGCTCGACAACCGTCCGCAGTGTAAAACGTGTCTAGGACGTGTTCCTAGCGGTGCAAAAAAGTGTCTGCATTGCGGAGAGCCATTTGGAAGAAGCGGCGCAGAAACCGAGATCAAACGGCAAACGAGACTTTACCGGCAAGAACAATTGGCGCGCAACGAAGAGTACCAAAGGACGGCAGAGTTGCGGTCAAAACAGCGACACGAACAGGCTAAACAACGGAGAGAGCGAATCCGAAACGGCTTGGGCAACGGAATCAAAGCGACCAGTGATTGGTGGTACGGTATAGATAGCGACCGGAGATTTCTAATTTTCTTTTGGTCGTGGGTCATCACCGTTTTTGGAGCCTGCTTTGCGATAGTGTATTTTTACGTCTGGCAGCGCTAGGGTTAACCTGTTGTCATTCGCCATGCCGAATCGGGGGCCGGGGACTGTGCACAACTAAGATTTCACCCTACAATCGTGCAAACGACCGGTTGTTGCGGGTGTCTGGTGTCCTAAGTCCACCAGGCACCCCATTTTTTTTGACAGGCTCCTCTTGCCTCAACTTTGGCTGTCGGATATAATGCGACGTTACATGCGATGCCGTTTGAGACGGACGCTCTAACGCAGTCATGGAAAAGGAACGAATAGGATGCCAATCCCCAAAATCACCCCCCTTCAATTTGCAATTTTGACTTTGTTAGTCGACGGCCAAAAACCAGGACGTGAACTCCGCGACACATTGGCACATGTTTCACTTAAACAAACTCGGGCCGCGTTTTATCAGCTGATGTCCCGCCTTGAGGATGCGCAATACGTTAAAGGCTGGTACACGACTAAAGTCGTTTCCGGCCAAACCCTTAAGGAGCGGCGGTACAAGATTTCCGCGAAAGGGATAAAAGCGAGGGAGAAAACGATCGACTTCTACCTGGGCAAGAGTTTACATGCCCATTTTGCATGATGCTTTTTTAGACTTAGGGAGCGACTTAGAAATGGAAGAGTATGTGATCTCGCGCTGCGGGGGTGAGGGGATTTGTATCGATGACTCTATTCACATCGTTATTCTACCGACGGGAAAGGGGAGGGCCGTACGGATCGGGATTACTGCGCCGCAAAGTGTGAGGATCTTGCGAGCAGAGCTTGAGGATAGTGAGATTATCGTGCCTGAACGGGGGTGGCCGCGACGGTGGGCGTTAATGGCGTGTTTGATTCCCACGCAATTGCGCCGCTCGGTTTGGGAGCCGGCATATTGCGAGCTGGTAGAAGACTACCTGGAGGCCACGCAGTATTTTTGCCGACCGAGAGAACTTCAATATCTTAAGGTCATCTACACCGGACACGCTGTAAAACTCTTGGCAGAAACGGCGTTCGTCGGTACGTGCGGATTTGTAAAGCAGACTGGGGCGGGGTTTTGGAGATGGTTTGTTGGGATTGCGCTGTCATGGTGGTTCAGGGCTGACTAGGCCCAATAACTCCCACACACCGCCGGCTCAATCCAGCACATCATCCTGCTGGCTCCGCAGTTTGTTCTCATCCGCGTGCGCGTAGCGTTGTGTCGTCGTGACTTGCGTGTGGCCGAGCATCTCGCCGGCGGCGTGGATGCCGAGTTTCTCCGTCGCCTTGGTCCCAAATTCGTGCCGCGCGAGATACAGCACCAGGTCTTTTTTCAATCCGTGGTCGTCGCGAATTTTGCGAAACGTCCGCGACAAGTTTTCCGGCTTCCACGGCCGGCCGGTGGGAGACAGAAAAATCCGCCCCTCTTTCCGATCGCCGATCGCCTCATTGATCAGCTGCCGCATTTTCGCACCGACGAGGATCCGCCGCGGCTTGCCGGTTTTGCGGGCCGTCTTGTGCTCGGTTAGCTCGATCACCGTGCCGCCCTCTTTAATGTCGGCGATCGTCGCGCGGCACAGCTCGCCGGGCCGGGCCCCGCATTGCCGCAAGGCCTGATAGATCCGACAAAACGCCTCGCTGCCGGCTGAGAGAATGATCTCAGTTTCTTCCGGCGTGGGAATCCGCGTCCGCTGGCCGGGCCGTGGTTTTTCCAATTTCTCAAACACAGCCGCCGCAATCAGATTCCGCGCCAGCGCCCAGTTCTGGATCGTGTTTAGCGCCACAACGTTATGATGCCGCGTCGAATTCGAAGCGGTTTGACCAACCAACGACAGATGATCCTCAATTTCAATCTGCGTCAGCGATTCCCAGTTACGGGCCCCAAATTCCGCGCGAAACTTCGCCAGCCGAGAGCGATAGAATTTCAGCGTCGATTTGGATCGCTGTTGCGCGCACCACTGCAGATACCGATCGACCAATTCCGCAACCGTTGCCATCCTTGGCGCCTCCCCATGCGTGAAGTCAATTACTCAAATAGATGAAACGCTGTCGGGTCCGGTGCAACATTGGTGCCAGACATCGTGCACACAATGGGGCGGGGAGCAGAACCGGGACCGCCCTGGCGGACCGCTGTGATGGCACTGGTGTTAATGTCGATGGGGTCAAATTGATGGCCACTACTGACGGCCAATTCTTTGGAAAACGCCAGAAAGTTCTCGGGGGCCCTATAGAAAGTGTGCGTCGTTAAACGCAAGCCGACGCCCGGTGCGCAGCTCAAAATAATACTAGGCTGAAAGGCAAAATCGGGGTTCGTCCCAAACGTATAAACCTTGCCCGTGCACGTTCTGTCCTCGCCCTGCCATTCTTGGGCGGGGACGTCAGCTGCTGGAGCCCAAACTCCGGAGGACTCAAACCACACCAATTCAATTGCGTGACCGAAATCATCTTCAAGGAAAACCGTATTAGGCCAGGGCGCAGTCCGGCCGACCGACGCCGCCAAATCTTCCAGGCACGGTGTGTCCGGCGACGCGGGCGGAAAATACCGATAAATCCAAGGAACATCACAGCAGCAACCCATCTAACTGACCCCCTTTTGGGCCATCGCGCAAATGACCGCCACGGCCCCATCGCCAGCCAGAGAATTCCAGTTCGCCGTCGGCAATGGCACCGCCGTATTGCTCAAATCCCCGGTGAACTCCACGCGGATCGTCGCGTGGGGAAACGGGCCGGCTGTGACCATGACGTCGCCCGACCCGATTTCGCTATGAGCCTGCAGCGCCGCCTGCACTTCTGGTGCAGTGGCGCTGTAACCAAACGAAAGCGTCGAAGTCACACCGGAGACTTCTAGATCAATGCTCAACGAGCCGCCGGTCGGTTGCCCGATAATTGTGTAATCGTGAATCGCATTTTGAGGGGTACAACTACCACCACCCAACGACAGCAGAATCTCCCACCCGCCGTCGATCCATGTCACATAACCAAAGGTCTCCGCCACGACGCTACCGAGTCGCGCGTATCCGCTCCCTTTTTCGTCCGTTTGCTCGGTCTCTTCACCCTTCGCTGCGTCACCCTCGCGCCGCCAAAACGTAAACGATCCGGACGCACCTTGCGCGATATCTTCGTCAAACTTTACGAGAAAGAGCGCGTCTCCCGCCCTGCCGTGCGTCCACCAACGATTGTTGATTTCCCAGCCGACGATTTTGGTGCCTTCTTCGACATAGTGATCCGGATTCAGGTTGTAAATAAACACCTTTTTCGGTGTCGCTGAGACAACCAGGCCCTGATACCCGACCTCTTGGTCGTAGGTCGGATCCTTGAGCATCGTCGCGTAGTAGACCGTCGGATTCACATCTGCGGCACTCTCCGGGCGCTCCGGGTAAGGCTCGTCGTCCGGACCGGCAACCGTCTGGAAAAACTTCCTGCGAATCACAGACGGCATTTCGCCGGTAAACGCTGCCGGCAGCCGCCGGTGGTTTTCTCGTTCCAACATCGAGAATCGCCTCCTTGCGATTACGCGAAAGCCTCTTCAGACTCGACGCGGAGAATTGTTTTTTGTGCTTGAATGTCGTGCGTGGTTCCAGTGATTTGCAGGTACCGCTTGTTTTCCGAGTCGGGTGAGTTGCGATTCAGCGAGATATTGCGGCCGTCGATTTTTGTGATCAAATCGCCGATTTTGTATTCGAAGTGAATGCCGTGCAGCTCCAGCGAGGCGTCCATCGAAGCCGACTCCTCAACCACAGACAGTTCGTCAACGAAATCCTGCAGCGCTGAGGAATCATCCGCCTCGTCGGCCTCATAATCAAACGTCGGTGGATCGACGTCATCGTTGATAAAGCGGCTCTTGTAGTCGCCGGTGGCTTGCCGCTTGCGATCGTGAAATCGATCAGACACATCCAGGACCAATTTTGCGTCGCGGATATTTGGGCTACTTCCACTCGTCGTGGAAAACTGTGAGACGCGCTGATCTCCGACGATGGTCCCTGTCACCCGCAGCATCGGCTGCTCCTCTTGGCCGATCAGCGCCGCTACCCCGTTCGATAAATCGCCGGTGAAATAAATCCCGATCTGATCCTGCAAAACGGCAAACCCCCAAGAGGCTGGCACCGGTTCCCAGACGATCTCGTCGTTGCCTTCGCTTTCATTTTCGCGATTCCGCCATTCCAATAAAATGGGCCGCCGGCGGCGGTCAGTATTGCTGGTGAACGTCAAACACTCATACAGCCGTCGCCGCTTGGGAACATATCCGTCGAAAATTTCCCTGAGGTCGGGAGCTTCGGGCATTTCATCACGAAACCCGGTGTAATCGCCTGCCTCATTGGCCACCCACAGTCGGTGAGCTTCGTGGCCGTCGATCTCGGTGTAGTACAACGAATCTGGATCAGACGGATCGCAATCGTCGGCCGTCCAGTGATCAAAGGACGGTGTCCAGCCTCGAAACAGTTCCAGCGTCACCTCGCGCTCTTGTAGCGATCCGTAAGCCTCAATTGAATTTGCCAAGTCGGAAACGTCCCAGTTCACGCTCACAAACGGCGCGTTCGATTTCGTCGCCTCAAACGCTTCGCCAGGTCGCTGGAAGTGAACCTGCCGCTCCTCCCCCTCACCCCGCTTGAAAACGACGATCGTTTTCGTGACTTCCCAGACCGGCTCGTGGTCCGAGCCATCCCCCGGATCTGCCGTGTCCTCAAATGCGAAATCCACAAACCAATTGAAGCCCAGTGGCTGCAGCAACGTGTCGAGTGCCTCCGGCAAATACTGCCCGCGGCGGATTCGCACATTCTTGAGTTCTTCGGCATCTGCGAAAATCTCGTTGTCGACCGCGTCGAAATTGGTGATAAATTCCTCGTCGGCATTGAAGGCCCATTGCAGCGAATTCAACGCCTGGTCGATCGTCCAAAACTCCCCGTTGCTGAATTGCGTCAAATCGACAGCGGTGATCGAGGCGATCGACTCGGGATCAATCCAAACGTAATACTTCTCGTCGTCGTCTTTGAGCTGCGACATATTCTTGGCGACCGCACCATCGATCAGCGGATTGAAAACCACATCGACGTGATAGTCGACAACGTTCAAGCCATCATCCAGCGGATCAATGACCTTTTGCCCAATCAGCGGCTCACCAAACATATAAGGCGGAATCACCGCCTGGACCGTAGCAAATTCCCCGGTCGGATCGATCTGGATCGTCGAGGCCACCAGGTCACCCCAGAACAAAACCTCCCCATCCTCGCTGCCGGTATCCCCCAAGGCCCGCACTTCAATCTGCCGGTTCCAGCCAGTCAGCGTTTGCAAGTCCTCCAGCCGTTCGCCGGTCTTGTCGAGATCATAAGCAAACGTCGCCACGTCCGATTCCCGCCCGCCGGCCGTGCGCACAATCCGCAGCAGTCGCAGATGCTCAACAATGTCCTCCGCTTCCGGCGCGTCCCCCTCGCTGTTGCCCAGACGGATCGCAAGCTGCACCGGCGCGGTGGCCGACTTCCCAGCATTCGGTTGATAGGGTGGTGTCGTCATGGTTATTTCGTCGAAGTGGATCCGCTGATCGGTGCCGGCGGCCCGCTGGCGTCGGCAGTGACTGTAATTCCGGTGAGCACGTTTTTCGTCGTGGCGCCGTTCTCGGCGCGAATCATGTAGGTATAAGCCGACGCATCGCTGAGGGCCGGCGTGTCGATCTCCACAATCTTGGTTCCGGCCGAATAACTCACCGTCGCATCAGCCGGAGACGTCGGCCCGGCCGTGCGTGTCGCCACAAATTGCGTCGGCTGCACACCATCCAGCGACGGTTTCCACAAAATCCGCAACCGCACAATCCCCCCGGCCCGCACCTCTTGAGCCAGCAGCGTCGCCGTCCCATGAATCGCCGTCACCGGATCGCGATTCGCATCCAGCTCGACCGACACCGTGCGGTAATTCGAAACCAAGTTTTCGACGTTGTCCTTGTAATGACGCACCTCAAAGATCGCCGTTTGATTGGCGAACGAGGCCGGCAGATCGTAATCGCATTCCGTGGTGTCGTAGGTCACCGAAGCCACCCGCGCCGTTTTCAAAACGCTCGCAGCAGCAATATCGTGATTCCCCCCCGCCCCCTTGATCCAATGCTTTCTGGCGCGGCGCCGCCCTCGCCCGACCAGGCGAATGTTTCGATACTGCACCGAAGACTCGATCGAGACGTAGAGCGAAACCCCCTGCCCCGAAAAAGGCTGGTCGTTGAAAACGGCCGTCAGATTGCGCGTGCGTTGTGTCATCGTTACCCAATTACAACAGCCGAGTGCGTCGTGGTGTGTGTGTTACCGTTTTCTGTGATGCTGGCGACGATTTCATACTGGCGATCATCCACAAACGCCGGAGAGGATTGCTCCTTTTCAAAGCGGTCCCCTTGGATGTCAGTGTCGACCATGTTCAGCGTGAACAGATTCGAGGCCGACGCATGCTCCCTGAGCACCGCCGAGGCCGTACAGCTCGCATCAATCGCGTCAATGTTCAGCTTCACGCCGTTGCGTTCCAACCAGACCGCGACCTGTGCCGCGCTCCCGGCCGTACTTTTGACGTTGATCTCCGCCCCGACAATAATCTCGCCGCGGCCCAGCTCCCCGTACTCAATCCACAAATGCGAATCGGGCAGAATCGTTTCGTTGGTCGAAGCCGGAGCGATCGGATTATCGGTCGCCGCCGGCGTGCCGTTGTCGTACGCCTTGACCACAAACTGGGCCGCCGCGCTGTTGTTGACATTGGCCAAATCGACCGTCGCCGTGTATCCGCTCCGACCGGTGCCGGCCATGTCAGCCCGCTCGGTCGCCACCACGTGCGGCGTTGTCGCTCCGGCGATCGTGTCAAACGAATTATCGGAAAAGTCAAACACCTGGCCGGACGCATTGAAGATCCGAAAATAAACATCGGCGCTCGCCGTGTGTTCGACAAAAAGTGTGATCGTGGCCATCCTTGGCCCCCCGCTTTTTTATGGATAAGTGAAAGTGACCGTCGCCGTCTGCGAGGCCACACTGACCGACAACCGCGTTCCGTCGCTGGCCAGGGCCACGTCGGGGGGATGTGCCAGCACCGCTTGCGACAACTCCAACACGTCGCCGGCGTTGCCGTTGGCCAACCGATCGTCCCGCCCGAACACCTCAAACGACCAGGTCCCCGTCCCCGGCAGCGGCTTCGTCAAAACTGTGTATTGCCGATCGGTGTCGTACAGCACCCGCTCGATCAAGTTGGAATCAACGACCGCTCCACCCGGTGTCGCACTGCCGGTCACATCAATAAATTTCGAGTCCGCCGGCCAACTGCTGGCGGTAAATTGCAATTTCACCCGGTTGTAAGGTCGTGGCGGCAACGTATCGCCGTAGTCGGTTTGCCGCTGATCCTTGTCGACCGCCAACAACGTCAAATGCGGCGGCCACTCAGCCGGCTGCAGATGCCCCACAATCACTCGCTGTGCCGGCGTGCTGGTCGTCCCAATCAGACACCGCCCCGCATAAAGTTGGTAGTGATAATTCGTGCCGTAGCTCGAAGAAAATTCCACCCGCAAAGCGGTTTGGCTCAGCCAATACGCCCGCCGAATCTTATGCCCCCCCATAAACGGCCCCGCTCCCAAAGCGGCCGTCGGTGCCGGCGTCGGTGGTGGCGGCGGCAAGGGAGGATTGATCATCGTCGTCAGCAGCTGCGCCGTCTGTCGCCGCTGCCGCGCAAAGTGAGCATCGGCCCACCGCATCGCGTCGTTGCGTCGCGCTTGGTTCAACAGCGGCGCCGTCGATTCTCCCGGCTCCTCGCCGGTTGGCGGGAGCGGTCCCCGCAGCGGCACCAGTGTCGGAAACCGCGTCTCAACAAACCGCCTGCTGTACAGCGCATGCAATTGCCGAGACCGGAAAAACGGCACCACGTTTGGCTCCGCCTCGCCGCTCGGTGGAGGCATGGTCCGCTCAAAGATCCGCGTATCGACCCGCCGCGGCACAAATCGCGCCCCGGTCACATTTTTCTCACGCATCCGCCCCAGGATCGGTGTCGCCGGCTTCCCCGGGTCATACTCCAGATCGACATCCAGCGTCGAAACTTGCCCCTCGCCGTCGGCGCCTTCTGTGCGGATCCGCACCCGCGCCGCGTCCCAGGTCGTTTTGTCATTGGTCCCGGTGATGGTCAGCGATTCGGTGACCGTGGAAAACCCCACGACCGGCGTGAATGTCACCTCATTGGTAATCGCCGTCGTTTCATCCGACTCGAAGATCTGCAGCCGGAAAACCTTCGCGTCCCCCTTGTCGCTGGACCGCTGGCAACGCAGGTCGATCGACACTCCCACCGCATCGACAAAACCGCCCGGCGTCGCTTCCAGTTCCAGAAAGCAGCTCGTTTCACCCGTCGCAGAAATGTACGTCGATCCATCGTCCGTCGAGCCGATCCCCTCATCGATCGCCTCGTACAGCGTCCCCTCGGTACTGGACCAACTCGCATTGGTGCCGTCGCCGTTCGGTTTGATGGTGGTGGTCGATGTCATCCGCTCGCGTCAATCTCCGCCAGTCCCTGACCTGTTAAAAAACTCGCCTTGTCCTGCAACGTGATGGTGATCGGCGAAAGGCGCCGCGCGACATACGCCTGCACCGCGGCGGCCACCTCGGGCGTGCAGGAAAACGCGCACAGGTATCCCGTCGGCGGCCCGCTCCCACTGGGAGAGAGAGCGATCGGCAATTGCTCCTCGCGCGTGCCGCCGCAATCGGACCCGAACCGCTCCCGCGTCCAATCAAACGCATGCTCACGCGCCAGCTCGATATCGCCGGCCGCCGCAAAACAACAAACCCAAACCGCCGCCGGAGACCGCCGCATAAAACACCTCCCGTAAAAATCCCCGCCCCTCGTGCGGCAGCACGCACAACCCGGCGAACGCCGGCCGGCTATTCTTCGCCGTCGATGGTGACGACCGCGTTGACGTCCGCGCCCGCATTGACCAGCACGCCGAGGCGATCGCCGCCGCCGACTTTGATGGCCTCGTTGAGCGCTTTGAGCGGGAAGGTGTGTCCGGTCTGCGGATGCACCAATTCCCGCGCCAACACGTCAGTCGAGGTCGGCTCGCTGGTCGCGGTGTGTTGTGCCGTGACCTGCAATGTTTCTGCCGAATCATCGGGATTCTTGACCGGCGTCAACGACGACATCGTGCCGGCCGTGGTTTGCCGCACGATCTGCACCTCAATCGGTGCCGCCGTGTTGGACGTTCCCTTAAAGCTGATACTGATCGCATTGATCAGCAGCGCGTGATTGCTGGCCGCAACGACCTGCACCAATGTTTTGTCGCTTGTCCCGGTGGCAATTTCATCCGAGACAATCCGAAATCCTACGCCCGACATAATTTCCCCTCCTTGGGATCGTTGTCAATTTTCCTCAAGCCTGCAGCCTCAAGCCTCACGTCCATCAGCTGTTGGGTCGCCGTTGCCGCCACCGCAGCCGCCCGAACATCACCCAATCATGCACGCCCGACCCGTCATAAAACGCCGGCCGCGCCGCTTCAAACCCCAGAAACGTACACTCATTGAACGTGGTCGAATCGCCTGAAATCGATTGTGTCACCGTCCCGGTCAGCGCGCCGTTGTAACTGCTCATCAAATCCAACGCCGTTTGTAAAGCGGCCCGCGTCGCGTACCCAGAAAAAGTGACATCACACACCAGGTCACGACCGTAGCGGCTCCCGACAATGTGCGATTCCCCTTCCACCCCAAACCACCGCCCCACCGCGATCGGCACTTCGTGCGGACCGATCGCGGTGATCAGTCCATGCTGACCATTCGCGGCGAGTGTGGTGGAGTCTTGGGTAATGCTCATGGCTTCGCAGGCTGTAGGCTTGAGGCTGTAGGCGACAGGGTCCCTGCCGCGATTTTTTATTTCTGGTTTCCGTCCGCGTCCCCGTCCCCATCGTCCCCAGGGGACGGATCAGTCTGGTTTTCGTCGCTTGTTTCCCCGTCAGTGTCCCCGTCCCCATCGTCCCCAGGGGACGGATCGGTCTGGTTTTCATCGCTTGTTTCCTCGTCGGTCTCCGACTCCGGCTTCGGAAAATACCCCGGATAATCCCGCTTCAGCCCCCGCAGCTTGATCGCCGCTGCGGCGCATCGCGCGTGGTGATTGCGGGCGTTGATCTCATCCTGTTCGGCGAGAACAAGCCAATCCTGCGCATTAGGCAGTTGCTCGGCCAGATCGATCGTTTCAGCAATCTCCGCGCGGAACTTCGCCTCTTCGGCGGCGTTCAATTTGTCATCCTGATTCATAACGTCCCTTCCCTAGTTACGATTATTCTCCGCCGCTTTTGGCTGGCGTGGTCGTTTGCCGCGCGTGTTCACAATCTCGACTTTCGCTGTCTGCTGTCCTTGGGCTTTAATTTCCCGCAACTCTTTCACAATGCTGCGCAGCTCGGCCGCCTGTTCGTTTTGCTCCGGCGTCAATTCTCTTCCGCTGATTCGACCTGGCCCAAACTTTTCATCGAGCCGCGCTTCAATCAAGCGGATTGTCCCGCCAACGGGATCGCGTGTCCCAAAGGCCGTTTCGGTTTCAAACTGGCGGCGCGTGCGAAATGCAGCAACGGCGCCATCTCCTTGCGAATCGAACAATTCCACAAGGCCCTCTTTCGTGGCAAAGCCCAGCGCTGAATTTACGTCACGATTTCGTGCACGCTCGGTGGCACTCTTAAATGATCGATCGACACGTGCCGTCCGTTGCGAATTGGCACCTTGCAATTGCTGAATGCGGTTTTCAAAAATCGGTCCCGCTTCCAACAAGTTGGGCAGGTTTTTCTGTGCATTTCGAAACGTCTGATCCACGTCCGAACCAGCCGTCAGCAAAGACTCAATCGCCCCGATCACCTTTTTCTCAAACGAGGCGGGTTTGATTTCGCGTCCCTGAAAATCGCCACCTTCCAAAAACGCTTTCCGGGCTCCCGGATTGTTTTGCAGAAAATCAATCTGCTTACCAATTCCGTCAATCTCCGGAAACGCTTTCCGTAACTGCACATCCAGTGCCGTCGAAGCGGTCCGGCTCGTTTTACCGGTCGTGTCCCCGCTACCAAAGGTAATCGCGGCACCCACAGCTCCCGCGTTGCGCAGCGAAGATCCGTTCCGCGCCAGGTCGATCGCTCCCGGCACCAGGTTACCGGCAATATCGGCCGGGTTGACGATCCGGGCGTTACTGCCCAGCGACAACGAAAACCCAAGGGCATCTTGCGCGGTGGCCTTGGGGAAGAGATTGCGAATATCGAGAGCCACCCCGGCAAATGATTCTTGGGCCTCAGGCAAATCCGCTGTCAGCCGCAACGCTTCGCGCGTCGCTTCCTCGGCAGCGGAAAAGGGCAGCTTGCCTTTCGCAGACGAGGCCGACGATAGCGTCAAAGCCACATCCCGCGGCAAAGCCCCGGTCGCCTTGGAAATTCTGGAGACGGAGGATTCCACCTGTGCCGGCGTCTGACTGGGGGCATTGATGATCGCCTGCTTCACCGCCGGTGCAAATTCCACCTGGCTCCGCGCGGCTAATTCTTGGCGGCGTTGCAACGCTTCGAAATCGGCGATCAAGATCCGCACCGCTGCCGATGCTAAGCCGACTCCTGACGTGATCAGGCCCACGCTCGACGCGACACCCACCGCAGCGTTTTTGACTTTGCCCAGACCGGTTTCGTTTTCTTGATGTGCTTTTTTTCCAGCCGTCCCCATCTTCCGCAGCGCTTCTTGGTTGCGAATGATCTGGCTGTTCTGGTCTCGAAACGAGGAGATGACATCCCGGTCATCGGAGGTCATCGTGATCGAGATGGTATTTCCCGCCATCGATTACTCCCCCGTTTGTTGTGCCGGAATGATGCCCACCGCCGCGAACAGCGTCCGCAAAATGTTATCTTGATCGAACAACCGCAGATGGTTCACCACCTCGGCGGTGATGCGATAATTGAGCCGCAAAGCCTGCACCACAAATTTCCAGATCTCCGAGTAATCCAGCCCCTGCTCGTTTTGTTCGTCGTAAACGGCGGCGATCTTTTCGGACCAATCCGCCGCCTGCAGACCGTAGTCATAAAACCGCCGCTGCAGCTCAAACCGCACACTCCCGTCGTCGGACATGATCACATCGTGCGGCAGCTCTTTCGGTTCGGGAATTCTCCACGTCTGCCCACCCAGTGTTTTCGTGACGCCGCGATACGGGTAAGGTCGCTGCAATTCGCTCGGCGTGGGTGGCGCGTCATTCGAAAAACCGACCCAATAGCGACCACTGGCCAGATCGCCATCGGTCACCGCCGGCACCCACGTCTGACGATCTGGCGCATAGCACAAATCACAGCCATCCCCCGGTTTCCGCCAAGCACACAACACCCCCGCCTGGCTGTCCGGCCCCTCATCGGAAACCAAAAACTCAGCACCCGCCACATGATCGCTCAACCCCACCGCCTCCAACTGAGCCGGGGCGGTCGCATCATTCGCATTCGGTAGAAAAATCAGGTAGTGCATTTTTATTAGGCTTGAGGCTTGAGGGGACAGGCTTGAGGTCACAGGCTTGAGGGGGCAGGCTTTTCTCAAGCCTCAGGCCTCAAGCCTCACGTCTACTACGGAATCGCGCTCGTCGTCGCCGCTGTCAGTGCCTTACCGGTCAGCATGATCGAGGCTTGGCCGTTGGTGCGATCACTGCCGCCGAGTGAGCGGATGTCGGAAATGCCAGCGGCGAACGAAAGTTTCACGTGCTCCTCGGTCGCGTCGGCCACATGCGTCCCGCCGTCGGCCCGCTTGCGGGCATAGACGGCACAACTGGTCAGTGCGTCATACACCGTGCCGAACGCCGCCGCGTCGTCGAAGTCCTCGAATGTGATTTCGATTGTGGGATTTCGCTGCACAATAAACAGCTTCGAAGGATAAACCCCGCCGTTGTAGCGTCGCGGCACCACCACAAGTCCGGTGTTGACGGTCCAACCGGTCGCCTCGGCAATCTGCGCCGAGCTGCTCCCCAGATCGGCGTAGACCGGCCCGAAGTCATACATCACATTGAACGTTTGCGCGGCCAAAGTCGCGCCGGTGTTGAACGTCACCGGATTCGCCAACCCGGTCGTCGAGTAGAAGATGACCTGCACGGTGAGGATCACCGCTTCGTTGTCTTGAGATCCCGATATCTGCACCGGAATGATCAGCGCGTTGGTTCCGGAAATCGTCATATGTGACAACGTCCCCGCGAACGCGCCCCCGTTGGCCCGCTTGTTGTAGGGGATCGTGATTGTGCCGGAACTGACGTGCAGACCGGTGGAGACCGACATCAGCCCCAACGCGCCGGCGACATCACCCGTCTCAAACAAGGCCGTCGGATTGGCCGGCCCGCCATACAGCGCCGACGGATCGATCGCCCCCGAAGCGGATCCCAGAATGATGTTGCCATTCGGCGAGTATTGACTGCTGCGGACTTGCTTCAGTGCATTGCCGGAGCCCAGCACGGCATCGTAAACGGTTTCGGCCATCCTTGGCTCTCCCTCATTAGCTCAGTTTTTTGCGTCGTTTCCGTCGGTTCTGCGGCTGGTTGGCCAACTGCACGTAGCGCTTTTCCATCAGGGAAATGTATTTATCGATCTCCGCCTCGGAGACCGCTTCCAATTCGTTTTTGATCTGCTGTCCCAGTTGCAGATTCAGTTTTTTGCCGGTCCGGGCATAGACCCGCCAGCGGTGTTGCGTCGCCGTCACCCGGGACGATCCGGTCACCGTCCGCCGCATCTCACCGGTAAACGACAACGGTCTCTGGTGCCCTTTTTTCTTCGCCTTGCGAATCTGATATTTCTTGGTGCGTGCCTCGTAACCGTAAGCCCCGCCCGGCCGCGTCTCCGCGTTGTTTTCAAAGTGTTTTTTGAGTGTGCGATTGCGGTGCAGTACACCGATCTCGCGATTGACTTGCTTCAAAATCCGCTTGTGCGTCCGCTCCGTCACCAGGTCCTCATTCCAGACAATTTTCATTCCGGCTTACCCGTTGACGTTGATTTCCCACAGCGTGCCCCAATACTCAACCCCGTCAGACAACTCCGCTTCAAACGGCACGGCCGCCTCCGATTCCGTGAACCGCGTCACGTCCAAAATGTTTTGCGTCACGACCAGCGTGGCCATCTGGTGGATCAGCGTCTGCACTTCCCCCATGAACCAATCAAACGCCGCGTTGTGATCGCCGATATATTCGTCGGGAGTCTCCAGTTCCAATTCCCAAAACAGCGGCCCCTCCAAAAACCAACCGGTTGTCGAAGTCCGCTCCAGCGTCCGCCCTTCCTTGGGACCAATAATCGATCTCGGTCGCGGGTGTGTTCTCGTGTCGAGTGCCGACCCCTTGTGAATAAACTCCTTAGCCCCCGCGACATCCGCCGCCCCGGTCAATTCCCGCCAACGCGCCGTCGTCGCCAACAACGTCTGCAAATTATTAATCGGACCCAAAAACAAATTCGACGGCATCACATCCCCTAACCGGCAAAGCTATCTTGGCCCGACACATTCGGCCCGGTCTCAATCCGCCGCCGGCTGATAAACTCATACCACCCCCCATCCGGATCGACGTCGATCACTCGCGACAGGTAATATTCCCGCACTTTTTGACCCGCCGCTGCCGGCGTGTCACTGTCGCGAATCAGACGATCTCCCAGGCGGGGATCATCAATCCCGGTCGTCGCATGGTTCCGCGCAAACACATTGATCTGCGAAACCTCAAGCAGCGACTTGCCATCCTTGGTCTGTTGGAAATCCTGCTCATCAACAACGATCGTGATCGACCGTTGGCTCCCCGCGCCACACGCTGGCCAATAGGTCGATCCCTCGCCAAAATGCACCAGCGTTTCAGCCACGTCAGCCGTTTTGGTCGTTGCAAAGGTCATCGGGTCACCACGGAGCCACGGAGATCACGGAGAAAAGCCTTATCGCAATATTGCGATTACTCTTCGGGTTCGTCGGTTGAGGATTCCTCCTCGGTGCCCTCTGTGGCTTGACTGTCTGGCTCGTCACAGATCAGCACCACACCGAACCGCGGCGGACCGCCACCCGGGCGTTGCTGAATGGCCTTTTCGCATTTCACGCGGACGCCGCCGATCTCGGCGTATTCGCCCGTATAAAGTTCGATCTGTTGTTTCATCGCATTTCTCCGGAATAGAAAAACCAGCCCCCGCCAGCCCAGCGACCAACGGGAGTGGCCAAGTTTCAAAACAGTGCGGCAGCACTCACCCCCCCCCGGCAAACGCCGGTTAGCGGATGCCGCGGACTTCGAAGTCGTCGACGGTGAAGCCGTCAACGTTGGTGTCGGCCGTCTTTTGGATTTGGATGAACGGCTGCAGCGAGCCGGCGTAACCGCTCATGTCAAACGTGGTGCCGGCCGCGACCCGTTCCCCGTCGACGTAGAACCGCACGTCGCTTTTGCCGTTGGCAAAGCTGATCGTGAAATCCTTGTAGGCGTTGGCCAGCGTTTTGCCGGTCGCCACGTCGTCGGTGTCGGTCGTGCCGTCGTCGGTTTCGCAAACAATGGCGTTGCTGCCGATCAGGCGAAACAGACAGTTTTGCGCGATAGAGTCGATCGCATCATTGCGATCGCCCGTCAGACCAAACGCCAGCGACGTGGCTGCGTCGATGGTGGCCTGGTTTTGCTTGATCCGGATATTCACTTCCCGGACTTTGTCGATATCGAATTGCAGTTGATCACCGAACGACAAACAGACGTTTTCGACTTCCGAGTCGGAATCAAAATCGACTGCCAATGCGCCCGTTTCTGCGCCATCAACAGAAACGTAAGTCGGGGCCCCGGCCGTGGTCGTGAGGGTGATGTCCCACTGATGTCCCACATTCGAGGCGTCGGTTGCGTGATACACGCGACGCCCGAAAAAGTCATCCCGCCATTGCCAAAAGTTCTTTGCCGACATCGTGATATCCTCCATGAATGCGGCAAAGCCGCGTGTTGCCGTGCTCAAGCACGAATAAGGTTTGTCGTCTCAAAAAACTGCTCCCGCTCCCCGTCAGCCAGCGACTAACGGGAGCGGTAAGACCCGAAATCGTGCGGCAGCACGCACAATCCGGCGAACGCCGGTTAGACGCCGTTGTGTTTTTGGAGGCCGCGGAAGTCGATCGCCTTGGTGGCGAACGCTTGGTAAATCCGGAAGCGGACGGCCAACGATTTGAAAGCCTCCATCCGTTCCACGGCCGGCGATTCGAGCCCTTGCAGGTAGGCATACTCGACCGTGTCGACATCCATCGGATCGGCGGCCAGGTGCCAAGCCGTATCGCTACCGCCCGCAGCCGCGCCCAATTGGGCGTCGATGACCGGCTCCAGGGCGTTTTGCCAGATGTTGGTCACGCCGGAATTGCCCGAGGAAGCCGGATTGGCCGTTGAACCGAGCAGCTCCAGAATCGACCCTCGCAACGCCGGAGCGGCCATGATGTACCGCGGCTGAATGTTCAGCGTCGCTTGCGCATTGAGACCGGTCTGCTCGGCCATCTTCTTATGCATGGTGTTCAGCGTCGCCACGGTCGGTGTGGCGGTGCCGGTCGTCAGGTTGTTGTGCGTCGCGTCAGAGAACAACGCGACACCGTCGTTTTGCAACGCGGCGTTATCGACGAGCACGCCATAGACCAGCTTGTTTTGCTTGCGACGCATCGCGCGGCCCTGTTTGGCCGGGATCTCGCTGAAAGCGCCCAACTGATCGTTGACGATCGCCTGCCAGGTGATCGAGAAAATGTGACCCCACACGTCGAGGGCATACTTTTCCTTGCCGTCGGTGTGCGTGGTTTCTTCGAATTCTCCATCCTCGGGCACCATCTTGGGATCATCCAGTTCCCCGGCGATGACCTTATGGACATCTTTGAAGTCGGAGATCGACGCCCCTTGCTTGGCCCACACCTGAAACGTGGTGTTCGCTTCGTTGTAGGAGCGGCGGAGCATCACGTTCGTGGCATCCAGGAGGATGTTGGAGAACATCCCCGACACGTTGTACGCCGGTCCGTCGCTGGCGGCAAAGATGCCGAAGTTCGACAGATCGCTCCCGCAGGCAATGCGGGCGATTTGCTCGGGCGAAAGCTGTGCCACTTGCGCCTGCGGAATCCCCGCCTGCAACAGACAGGCCTCGGCCAGTCGCAACGGCGATTGCAAATTGCGGTTCGGTCGCCCCTGCGGTTTGTAGGCGACCATTTCGCCGCTACGGAAGTCGTAGATTTCTTCCGGAGTGTTGCCGGCGTAATTGCGGGCCAAGATGGCATCGCGTGACGCGGCAAAAAACTTGTCCAGCGACTGGGCACCGGTATCAATCCGTCCCGCACCAGCGGGCTGTGATTCGGCGTGCGCCTTTTCGTTGATCTTCTTGACGATATCGCTGTGGTTGAGCGTCGCCAACTGCGGACGCAGCTGGGCAAACAGCTCCAGCCGATCCTCGGCCGACAATGCGGTCAAGTTGATCGAAGCCAACAGGTCATCCGTCGACATCGCGGTCGCCGCTTGCGGCTGCGCGGGAGCGGCGGGTTCATTGGCAGCCGGTTGCGAACTGCCGCCGCCAGGTTGTGCCCCCCCCGAAGCGTCCCCGGGCGGCAGCTCGCTTTGGCTGTTTGCGGAAGTCGCCGACAATGCTTTGACGATCGCGTCGACGCCCTCAGGTTGTGTTTCACCCCGCGCCACGAAAAACGCCTGCAGGGCCGCATTGGCGGCTTCCTCCGAAGCGTCCACGTTACACAGTCCACGACGCACCAATGCCGTCAAGATTTTCGGGTCCATAGCTTCCTTGCTCACTTTCGTTTGATACGCCGGTCGGTGCCGTGCGCTCTGCTGAGAAGTCGAACCGGCACCGACGCCGAGTTCGCTCAAAACCTGCTCCAGTGTCTCCACGCGATCGATCATGCCGACCGCCAGGGCCTCATCGGCCAACAACACACGTCCCTGCCCGTAGTCCCGCTGTACTGTCTCCACCGAAGCGCCGCGATGTGTCGCCACCGCCCCAATGAAATCCGCGTGAATCTTATTGACTCGCTCCTGAGTGTGTTTCAGGGCTTCTTCACTCAACGGCTCGTACGGGTTTCGCTCCGCCTTGTGGGCCGATGAACGGATCACCGTATGTTTGATCCCGTCCTGTGCGTCTGCCTCTGTGCGGTCCGTGTGCACTGTCAAGACGCCTAGCGATCCGGAATACGACGACGGTTGACCCACAATCTCATCCGCTGCCGAGGCAACCCAATAGGCCGCACTCGCCATCAGCGAGTTCGCCACAGCGATGATGCGTTTCGAGCCTCGTGCCGCGTAAATCTTGGCAGCAAGCTCCGGCACACCCGTCACCGTTCCCCCCGGTGAATCGACATTGATCACAATCGCCGAGATGTTTTCATTCGCGACAGCTTCGTCGAACGCTTTGCCGAACATCTCCGTCGATGTTCCGCCCGATATCTCCTCCATCGCGTTCATTCGCTGGGCGATCACGCCGAACAAGTTGAGCACAGCCACTTGCCCAGTAGACTCAGCGCTCCCACCACCACCGCCCCGGCCGATCCGCGCCGCAATCTCCTCCGGCGTGAACGTTTCACCCGCAGCGCGCAAGTCGATCAGTTCGGTGATCTCCTCCAGTTTCTCCGGCAAGATCGCCCACGGCGTCTCGTACACGCGTCGCACCACGTGTCGGATTTTGTGTTTGGCTGGCTTGGGCATCTATTCCCCTAACGCGGTCCGCACGGCGGCCGCTTGATCTTCATTCAGTTCCGGATCGGTCGCCGCCGGCACCGCCGCGGCTGTCGACGACGGCAAACCGCGTCGCTCTTCCGATTCCATTTCCCGCTGCCGCTGTTCGTCGACCTCTTCCCAATCGCCACCGGTTTTGCCGATCACGATCGAGCGTGTCGTTGTGCCATTCTTGAGTTTCAGATCTTCCGCGGCCGCGTCATCTTTCGGATTGACCGATTCCCAACCCGGCGGACGCCAGTCGACTGCCAGCCAGTGATCCAGATCAGCCATGTATTCCGCCGGACGCGGGAAACCTTCCAGTCCCACACGCGCCGCCGCCGCACCAAACCGCCGATAGGTCGGATTCGAAAAGTGATTGACGTTGAATTTCTGCATCGGCCGGTACCGCTTACGGTCCGCATTTGCCGAAGCCCGCACCGACGAAAAACTCCCCTTTGAGTAATCGCGGCACAATTCCTCGTAACTCAGATTCATGCCGATCGCGATTGAACGGTCAATCAACTCAATCCAGGGCAGCGAATCACTCCCCGGCACATTCGGCCCCACCGCTTGAATTTTGTCGCCCGGCTGCCCCCGCCAGATGCTCTGCGGTTCCAGCTTCTCCACGGTATTCCCGTAATAATCCACGGTCCCCGATTCCGGGCTGGAATCCATCAGGTCCGCCCAGTCTCCGCCACTGGCGTCCAGGTCCGTCAAAATCATGTACGCCCAGGACGATTTGACATCGCTGTTTTTCAGCTCGTTGTCCGTGTAATACCCCAGCGCCCACAGCCACACGATCGCCGCGTGGAACATCGAATAGCCTCGGTACTGCCCGATCTGAGTCCGGAAATACGAATACTCGCATTCCTCGGCCGGCAACCGCAGCGGCTCCCGCTCAAACGCGAATTGCAAATCGTTGGGCTGCACGCTCCACACCCAATACGCCACATCCCGGCCGGTCGATTCTTCAATCTCCACGCCGTTGATCACCGGGTTGGCCGTCTTGGTATTCGGCCCGCTCCACTGCACCTCTTCCGCAAACCGCTCCTCGGGGATCAGCTCGATCGCCGTCGGCAACGTCCGCCCCCGCAGTGGCCGCTCCACATAATGCGCCAAGCAACCGCCGCCAATAATAATTTCGCGCAACCACAGCGCATTCAGCTCATACAATGTCTGTTTGCCCGTCACATCCGCTTCGCGCGTGGCGTGTGCCGACATCCCCCCCCAGCGGTCCCAGTGCGAGGTCCACAGCTTACGCCGCTCCTCATCATCAAATCGCGGTTTCGGCGTGATCCCGCACTCCAATACATTGGCGACATACGCATCCACCGCCGCCCGCGCCTTGGGATTGTTCAGCACCAGGTCCCGCGCCCGCTCCCGCAGCCGCTTCCCGTCCATCTGAAACGCACGGTTCGGCCCGATCGTGCCCGGGTTCCATTCCTCGGTGATCCGATCCAGCTTGCCCCCCTGAAAACCGCCGCTGCTTGCCGCCATATACGCCGGCAGCTGCATCGCCGCTTTCCGCTGCGCCAGTTCCGCCGCCCGCGCTTGCACGCGCGACTGCTGCCACTTTTGCGGCGAGCCGACCAGCATCCGGGCCACTTTTTCCTTGAGTTTACCGATCAAGTCCGCGCGCCCTCCCCAGCTTGGCCACCCGCACCGGTGACGTCGAGGTCCGCGCAACGATCGCTTTCAACTTGTCCCGCCGCGCAAACAGCACGTCGAGCGTCTTGTCGAAATCCACGCGACGAATCTTACGATTCCCGACCTGATACTCCTCGATCTGGTGATCGATGATCGCATCCAGCAGGCCAGCAATCGCGTCTTCAACTTTCGAGAGCAATGTAGCGGTGTCGACACTCATGGCGGGGGTTCTACCACCACCCCCCAACACGCCACACCCCCCAAATACCAAGTTACCACATGGAACGCGGCATTCGCCGCTGGGTGCGTGCTACCGCACGAGGGGCTTAGTGGGGGGCGGGGGTGCCACTGCTGGCTTGTCCAGCAGTGCCCAACAGACATTGCCAACCAGCCCACAAGCCGGTAGCCTCAGGCTTGAAATCACCACGGAGCCACGGAGAGCACGGAGCAACAGCCCATGGAAACATTCACCGCAATTTTCTACTGGATCGGCGTCGGGCTCGGGATTGGATTTGCCGCCGGAGCGCTGCTGGCCGTCGCAATATTCTACATCGCCACAAAGCCCCCCAAGGAGGAAGAGTCTTGAAAATAAGGATCCGCCTGGAGCGGCGCGTGGGTAACGGGATGACCCTGAGCGCCGACGTCTCAGTTGAAACAACGCTAAGAGGTGCCAGCGCTTTCGCTGAACTGTCGGAAGAAGTTGAAAAATCGGCCATCCGATGCTTGGCCGCCAAATACAGCCCGCGCACCGATTCCGTCTCAGTCGAGCATCCCGTATCCTGAGCAAGCTCCCGTTGGTCGCTTTTATTTGCGAGGCGGGGGAGGTGGTGAGACAGGTCTGGGCTCTTTCCAGCGTCGTGGATCACCTGCCGGCGGCGGAGGAGTAGGTTTCCGAATTCCGCTGTGAGCATTTGAAAACATGTATTCAGCCATCCCGCCTCTGGCATTCACTACGATAGCGGTGTACTCCCCGTCGAGCGATTCATAGATTCGAACGTTGTCGGGAATACTGACCATTTTCCCGTTAGACAGCACCTCAATGTCAATGTCCTTCAAAAAAAGAGGGTCATTGTAGTTCAGTGTGCCGCACAGCCGTTTCCACCACCGCCAGGCCTTTATCTTGATCTTGTTGTGCAACCAGCATCGGAGCCGAATAAGGTTTATCATCTCTGTGATCTCCGTGCCCTCTGTGGCAAATCCCTGTAGCCTCAAGCCTCACCCCTACCCCAACAACAGCCGCACGTCCTCCACGATTCCCAACACTTCGTTGAGATTCAGGATAACAGTGTCATCCTTCGCGGCCTGCGCCTCTTCGGTGAGCGCTTCGAGTTGCGTGGCCAGCTCGCGGCAATACTCCCCCAACGGATCGGCCGGTTCTCCCACCTGTTTCCAGGTGTGACCGCAATCGTCGCAGACACAATACCGCGTCCGCCCCTTGGTTTTGTAGATCCGCGTCGACTGGTGGTTAGGATTCCGCTCGCAGACCGCCGCGAACACCCGCGGCGATCGCGTCTTACGAATCTCCCCAGTCGGTTTCGTCTCCGCCTGCTCCTTTTCAGCCGACCCATTCTCCGCCGCATCCTGCTTTTTCGTAGTCGCCTTAGCCATAAAACGAAATCCTTTTCGATTTTGGTTGAAAAACAAAGTTCACCACGGAGCCACGGAGATCACGAAGCGTTCAGATTTGCGTCGCATTCCGCAAGCAATACCGTGAGCTCGCTCATTTGCAGTCTGATTGTCTCTAGGTGACTGCTTTCCGGTTGCACTGCAGACAGTTCCTTAAAGGCGCGACCGAGAGCGTCAAACGCCTTCTGCAACTGAACGCGGCCCGCCCGCAACTGCAGCCACTCATAATCCCCTTTTTTCATCTCCGTGCCCTCCGTGCCTCCGTGGTGATTTCTGCCTACTGCCTACCGCCTACTGTCTACTCTTCTTCCCCGGCGCCAACTTCGGCCGCTGCAACGTCAAACGCGGCTTGAGCGTCAACCCCGCACCGGCCGCCGCGGCCAACTCCCGCACCGCCGCACCGTCAGCCTGTTGCAAGCCGGGCCGTGGGCGGATCCGCCCGTTGCGCGTCCCCGCCAGCATGGCGACGAACGCATACCGTTTCGCGTCCCGGAAATCGTTGGGCATATCCTCGTCGATCCGCTGCCAGTTTTCGCGGACGTTGTTCTTGCCGTCCAGATCCGAAAACGCCGCGTCGTTGAGCAGCTGCTCCAGGTAATCTTGATGCTCGCCGGCCGATGCCGCATACAGCGACGCCCCGCCCGGATCTTCCGGTTTCAATGAGTGCAGTTGCTGCTCCAGCCGGTCTTGTGTCGAGTTGGTGTCCACCCACACCACCCACATGCCGGGCGCCGATGTTTTAGGACCGTTCTTTTTTTTCTGGTAATACGACGTCAGCGCTGTCGAAGATCCCCGACACGCCATCAGCGGAATCCGTTTTTTCTTGCACGCCCGCACCAACGCGAACACGTCGGCCGGACGGTAGCCGCTATCGATCAACGCCAGCTTGAGCGGGACCGCGTCGCCGCCATCCTGATGCGGCCACCGCGTGCGGAGCACGCTCTCCAATTCCTCGATCGACTCACACGTCCCGTAAGCGACCGTGTGCGACGCCTGCCCCTCGGCCCAGGCTTCGGAGACATAGACGTAGTGATCTTTTTGTTTGTCGATCCCCATCGTCACCAGCGAAAAGCCCAGCGGCACCACGCCCTGAGGCACATCGATCACCATCCGCGCGTGCAGCTGCTCCCAGGTCTGCTGGTTTTCACGCACGTCCCACGTTTGGGCCAGCCACTGCTGAATGAAGTTACGAAACAGATGCGGCTTGCCGCGCGTCCCCACAAACTCCTTGGCAATGTCTCCCCAGTCCAGGGAGAGCGCGTAGAGTGACGAGAGTTGCGAGCTGAACGATTCGCCGTCCCGCAGCGGTGTGCCGCTGATCCACTTGGCATTTTTCCAGCCCTGCCACAGGTAGCCGCTGCGATCGCGGAGCAGCTTCTCGGTCATCCGCAATGCAATTTTGTCTTTGATTCCGCAGCCGTCGGGAGCCCACACACCGCGCCGCATCATCCAGGAGCGGTGATCGTTGCCGCATTTCTTGCCACAGTGTCGGCATTCGTAATGCGCCGTCGCCTTGGCAATCGTCTCGTCATGCCGCCCCGACTGATCGCGGCCGAACCGCATACCGCCCGGTTCTTTGCCGTCGCCAAACTCCAACGTCTGATACTTTTTGCAGTGCGGGCAGGGGACGTGGTAGGAACAATTCGAACCGGCCAGCCGCAACCGTTCGATGCGCGACGAGTTTTTGAACGCCGGCGTCGATTCATACGTCACCTTGCGCACGTGCTGCAGGTCTTTGAACCGGTCGTCAAACAGCTTTTGCGGATCGGATTCTTTCGACGTGCTCAGATGTTCCCACTTGTCGATTTCACCGGCGTGCCCGATCTTGCGGTTCATGTCCGCCAGCGAGGTCGTGGAGCGTGCCCACGCTCCGGCGATCTGGCATTCGTTGAACTCGATCAGATCCTGTTTCTGTGATTTCTCCGATTGCCATTTGAGCAACGCCCGCAGCTGCGGACGCCGGCGGAGCATTTGATAGCAGCGACCCAACGAGCGTTTGAGCAACGACTCGGCCGCCGAGGCGAAGATCATCGGCGCCGGATCACAGGCCGCCGTCTTGACTAAAAAGCACTGGCCGGAGAACGTCTTGCCCAACCGCGTGGCCCACTGCAAGGCGAGCGTACGGCAATGCGGATCATCGTAATGATCAAACGGCCCCCCCGGCGCGCCCAGATGCGGATAAGCGGCATGATCGTAGGCGCGTCCCTCATCGGTGACGACATTGTCGACGCACCAATCCAACATCCGCACATCCGGCCGAGGCCGAAACGCACCATAAGCCGCCCGAAAATCAGCGGTGTCGTCGACATCCGGAATCGTAAGGGCAGCGACCATAATCAATCCGCCGATCAGGCGGTTATTTCTCCACATCGCCCGACCAGCTTTCGAACTCTTTGAGGATCAGGTTCATTTTGTGTTTCAGTTCGACCACGAATTCCGACCGCAGTGATTGCGGCAAAGCCGATGCCAACTCCTCAGGCGCGGCCAACAACCGTTGTCGTACCCGGTTAAACATCTCGGTGATCGTGGCGATCGCCGCCGTCCGATCCACCAACGCCGCCGCCTTCTGCCGCAGCGCCATCTCCTTCGCTTCAACTTCCGCGCTCAACTTCCGCAGCTCCAACAGCTCGCGCTGCTCGGAAGTCTCCTTCGGCGCCAGCACCCGACCCAACCGCCATCGAGCAATCTCATCCAACGGCCACCGATTGCCAACTTTCTCCGGCATCGGATCAGGACCGGACCGCCATTTCTTAACAGCATCCAACCCCACCCCAAAAAAATCCGCCACATCCCCCAGCGTCCGATCCGAATACTTCATACCCCACCAACCTCCACCCCCCAAAGTGGTGGGGTAACCCCCCAAAAAAGCCCCCTTATCAACAAAAACGTCGCCATGGGGAAACCGCGCGGCCCTGGGGGGCCTCAGGAGGACCCAAGCCGGGTGTTGACTGGGTGTTGACTGGGTGTTGACTGGCCCCCAGTCAACGTGTTGACTGCCGTCGTCCCGCCGCCCGCTGGCTGCCGCATGGACCACTCCCAGCGCCGCACCAACTCCTTGCGATCGCCATGCACGCCGAGCACAAAATACAATCGCCTGCCATCAGCCGCGCGCCATTCCGTCGTCGGGTAAGACTTCACCCACTGCGGCGCTTGCTTCCAATCCAAATCAAATGGCAATTCTTTTTCGTGCGACTGCAATACAACGCACGCCGGGCAGACCGATCGCATGTCCTTGTACGCTTTCATCACAGGCTTGGCCGGAGCAATCGCTGCCTCGAGGGGCAGCGTGCCCATGATATTAAAGTCGAGCCCCTCGTCGGTGACGGCCGGCGTCCCCATGATGTTCCAGTTGAGTGGCTCATCACCTCGAGCACTTGAGGTAAATGTGACCACCAGCAGACAGGCCACCAACGGCAGCCGCCACCAATGCAACACCCAACGCTTTACAATCGAGACGAAGATGAATGCGAACGCAACCAACGACAACGCAAATAAACTCATACCAGCCTGCATGACATTTCCTCCTTGAATCTGTGCCCCGTCTCTGATGATTCGGAAGTCCAGCTCCTGAGCTGGGAAGCCATCGAAATCAGAGAAAGCAAATGAATCGCCCTGTCGAACGATGTACTCAACGTCTTTGGTGCGGATCCAAAACCCGCCCGGCGGAGCATCATCAGGAGGCGTGCCGTGCGCCGCTGCCCCCCAAGAATTCAAAACGTAATAGTAAGGCTCGCTGCCGGTCTCACCGTCGTAACCGATGATGCACATCTGATGATTCCAAGTCCCGCTCCGCTTGTTGACGAGTCGCCCATCAACCACATCGGGCCGCATCTTGCCGCCCCAGTTCGAGGCGATCGTCACCGGATAACCATTACAAACTGCGTCCCGCACTTCGGCCGCCGAGCGCACCGGCGCGACCGTCTTTACACAAAACTGTTTCGCATGCTTAATGAATTCCTCAGGCGGACCACGCCGCCCCCACGTCTTGGCCACGCGGCCGGTATATTCCGGCACGCCTTCATATTGCGCGTCCAGAACGCCGTAGGTCTGCACCGCGTCGGCCGCCCACGCCCCAACGCTCCCGTCGCCGCTAATGCGTCCACGGCCAATTTGGACACGCGATGTTCCGTAGATATACGGCGCGAAGGCGGGACGAAACTCTTTGCCGACCCAAGGATTGCTCGCAATCTGCCGGCACTGCAAATAGTCGGCCGCATTCTTCGCGCCCCAGCTCACACAGTCACCGATCTGCTGCGCAATGTTCGGCAGATGTTTTCCGCCGTTGCATTGTTTGGCAAACTCCCACAACCGCACGTTGGCCCGCGTGTTGTCTTGCGGAGCGCCAACAACACGAAACGGCTGCATCCCCGCCACAATCGGCGCAGCCTCTTTCACCGCCTCGGGCCCGGCCCAGCCCTCGCGCGCCTCCTTGGGAGTGATCGAAACGTCGACATCCACCGACGTCGAAATCGAAATTGAAAGCCCGGCAATAGAAATGCCAAAAGCCGCCGCAATGGCGACCTTCCAGCGCGTGCCGAGTCCCTGAGGTTCACAATTGCTCATCGATGAGTCCTTGCCGCACTTTAATTACTTGAAATGCTGGCCGTTTCAGCTGCAGCGCCAGCCAAATCACAAAGCCCACCGCCCATCGATGGGGTATTCGGTGACGGTCCGCACCAGATCTTCGGGAACTGATAATCGTCGTTTGGCGGTGGTTGCGGGGGAGGCGTGTAAGTCTGCACGTAGGTCACCGTTTTGGATGCGTACTCAATCCGCTCGATGGTCAGGTAAATCTTGAACAAGATCACCGACCACACGACAGAGAAGACGGTCGGAATCAAAATGAAGATGATCAGCAGCGTGAAATCAGAAATCACTTAACCGCCCTCAACCCAAGAGCTACCTCGAGTAAAACCGCCGCCCAGGACTCAGGCCCAGTCAGCCGTCCCGATTCATACAACGCCTGCAGCTGCTTCCCGATCGCCGTGCCACACGGAATCCAAGCTCGCAACGCGGCCTCGGTCCCCAATGCTGCCCGATTTGCCTCAAGTAAAGCCGCTAGGATCAAATTCGGCCTCGTAAGCGTTCCCGCCGATATCGCCGCTGCGACAGATTCAAAGCCAGCCGCCACAGCGGCCGATTCCGTAGCGCGGTTGGGTGAATTAACCGCCCTCGCCTGATCGCGAGCGAAATGCGTTATACCGTAAACACCTGGTGGCAGATCCGGCTCAGGAGGCGTCGGTTCGGGATCAGGGCCTGGTGCCGGCCCCGGCTCAGGATCAGGCCCAGGCGGCGGCGCAGGCCCCGGTTGAGGCTCGCCCCCCACAGTCACCGTCCATTTCAGTTGATCCACGCCCTCATCATTCGAGGCAGCCAGAACCACGGTCCAAGTCCCCGGCACCGAGCAGACCAAACACTTGCGGCCCTCCTCCAGCACCAAGATCGTCGGCCGCCCATCAGGCAGCTCGGGCGTCACTACCCAATGAAAATGATCGGCTACGCTTTCCGACGCGTCGAGAACCAAGATATCGCCGGGAACGCCACCGGTCGAACCGGTGACCGTCGCCCGCGGTGGTGCTGCGCTCGCAGTATAATTCGTTAGGCACAGACACACCGCCGCGGCGGCGGTAAGGAGAAATGAACGCATCGGCGACCTCGTTTAAGCTTCGGATATCAACGCAACGTCGTTTGGCTTGATATAGAAATCCTCGCCCGGCTCGACATAGCAAACGCCGATCGCGTCGAGGTGTTCGTCTTTGAGCTTCCCGTCCTGGTAAGCTTTGAGCGTGCTGGTTTTGCTGAATGACAATTTCGGCTCGCAGATCAGCGAAACCGGCCGCGTCCCCACAAAAAACAGGGAGGCCAGCAATTTGCGAACACGCTTGAGCACACCGCCGGTCACAATCTTGTCGACCAGCTTTTCAACTTTGGATCCGCTGTAGCCTTCACAGAAATCGATCTTGGCTTTCGAATCCCGCCAGCCAATCGTGCCGTGCGTGAATTCCCGTGACTTCTTGTCATCCTCCAGGATCTTCACGCGGTTTTTCGTGCAGTACTTTTCGATGGCCTCGTTGAGCGAGTTGCGGTATTCGGCGATTGACATCGGCAGCTTTTCTTTCTGCGCGTGAATGGTCAAACGCTCTTGGAATTCCGCCGTCAATTCATCGATCCGCAACTTGAGGGCCGCTTTTTGCTCTGCCTCGTAAGCGTCCATATAGCCGATCTCGTGCAACGCCTCATTGAGGACCTGGTCGCTATCGATTTTCGGTTTGCGGGGGAAGGCAGCACGAGCCGGCAAGTCAAGAGTTTGCATGTCTGATCCTTCATCAATGCAAATTGGGGGGAAGAAACCGCCGCAGCGGTTATTTGATTTCGCCTTTCGCCACACCAGCCCGCAGCGTGGCGAGTCCGGCCGGCGTCAGCAGTGAGAGCAGCCAGTTGGCGGTCTCTTGATCGATCCAGCCAAAAGAGACGGCGACCGGTACCAACGCCATGGCGGCCGTGACGAGATAGGTTTTGTTACCACGCAACAGCGTGATCACCAGCGAAACAACTTGCCAAACACCCATCAGCCTGCCTCCCTGCGGCGTTACAGAATCATCGAATTTCGGATTTCGGATTGGTGGTGCCCGGCCGGCATCCTTGCCGTCGTGCCCTCATCCTGAAGGCGCCGAGCATGTCACACCAATTTCCTGGCATGGATTCCGGTTAGGTGAATCAGCCGAGCGGCTGCAAGCTCAATTTGCCGATCGGCCTCGACTTAGCCCGCAAAACAGCCATAATCCAGGCACAGGAGGTGACCTTTGGTCCGCAAATGCCCACGCATAGCCCGCAGCGTGCGTTTCTCGCCACAGGAAAATAAGGCGCTGGAACTAGAGGCACTTCGATTAGGAATCGATGTGCACACCCTGCTACGCGCGGAACTATTCCCGCTGATCTCCCGCGCCCGCAAACGCCACCGCGATCAAATCGCCCATCTGCCCCACTGCAAATAGGGATTGACCTTCCCCTCGCGCGCCTGATTCACCTAGCGTTTTCGCCTCGTTGGAAACGTCAAATGAATCTTAGACACCGCACGTTTGCGGGGGGCAAAGGGATGAAATCACCGATCTGGTTGCTGTGTGGCATTGTACTCTGTTTCCTCGGGGGCTTTGCCGTCGGCGACACCGACGCGCACCTCGAAAAAGATATCCTGGATCTCGTCAATGAAATCCAAGCCGAACATCTGCAAACCGGCGCTGAGCACCAGCAGACCGGCGAAAAGATCAAGCGCCTCAAAGCCCTCGCCGAAAAACTCAACGTCCCCCAACCCGAGCCCGACCCCTGCCCTGACTGTCCCGACTGCCCCGATTGCGATGACGACGATCCCGATCCGCCGCCCCCGCCACCAGTCGACGGCGTCTACCCGCTCACAATCAACGGCCAGCCCTGGACGTTTCGCACTCCACCCTCGGCTCTCAAGGTAGTTGACCATCCCCGATTCTTGCTCCCCGGCCGAGAAGACCAAATCCGCGCCAAGCTGTCCGATCCCGAATGGAAAAACACTTTGCGGCAGTTGGAAGGCGACCCGGAATTAAACGCCTTGCAATACGCACTGCTGGGCGATGTCGCTGCCGGCCAAGCGGCCAAGGCGGCACTGCTGGCGCTCGACGGCAAGATGGATTCCAACGGCGATGCGTTTCTCGACTTCGTGCTGGTTTACGACTGGTGCAATGATCTGCTAACGGCCTCCGAGAAAGAAACCGCCTTGCGGCTGTTGCTCGGCGAATGCGGCTTGACGATGCCTGAACCCGGCAGTACCGAGTTCGGCGTTACTTCGCCACGGCACACCGAAAAAGGCGACGGCGTCCGCGACAATTACGGGAACGATTCCCAAGAACCAAGAACGCACGCCAAGGGTTTCCAGCTTCGCGGTATGGTCCCACTAGCGGCCTATGGCGACGGCGTCCGCGACGAGTTTTGCGCATACGGTGTCGAGCAACTCCGCATCAACGGCGACGGTCGGTTTTATCCGATCTACGACGGCGTTCGCGGCGGCCCAATCGACATGCACAACAGCATGGCCTTGGACTCGGGAGGCACGCAGGCGGGCGGGCACACCAACGGGACAATCACCGGTTATAACGCGATGTTCTTCGACAGTGCTCCGCGTCTCCTGGCGATGTGGGAAACCGCAACCGGCGACGAACTATTTAGCCGGGACAACTTCTACCGCAAAGCTGCTGAGTGGATCGTCTTTCGCGGCGAACCGGTTGGCAGCAGTCGCGGCCTGCAAGATTTCCTAATGCTGACCGGCATCTATAAAGACATCGACCCGCAAGCGGCGGCACTTTCCGCGTGGATCAACCAACAGCATGGCGACGGCAGCTACTACCCGATTTTCGCTCTAACGCTTGGAGACAAGTCGGTCGAGCCGAAATCACCGCAACAACTCGGTCTGCCGTTGTCCTCTTTCCGGGCCGGTGATGACCGCTTTTTCAGCCGCAGTAGCTGGTCGCCCGATTCGACGACCCTGATGCTTACCACGCGAACCATCGACAGCAATCGTTACGAACCTGATGTCGGTTTGCTGTCGATCACTTCCGGTCGCGAAAAACTGATGGTCGCCGGACAGGCAAAAAAGGGCGGGCGATGCGTGCTCTACGGATCAGGGATCTGGCTGTGGCCAACCGGACAAAGTCCGAATCACATACAGCAATCGTCAACTTACTGGGGCGGCTTTCATCTCCCAGCCGACGAAAAAGTCCCCCGAGCGGAAAACCCTTACGACGTGGCATCCCTGCCCGGTTATCGGGGCGTTTTGCCCACCGAGGACCACGGCAACGATTCACATCACGTGTTCACGATTGATGCGTCACGGTTCGCCTGCGACGGCGACAAGAGCCGGTTGGGTGTTCTGAAAAACAAACGCACGGTGGTGCACCTGAAACCGGTCGACGGTCGGGAATTCGTTGTCGTTTATGACCGCGTGTCTGTCGGTGATGGCGTGTCGCAGTTGTGGGGCTGTCGCTTAATGAATGAACCGGTTGTCGACGGTCAATCCTTCACGGCAACGGTCGAAAACAAAGCGATACACGGCACGTTCTTGACACCGGTTTCGCTGGACGTTCGCGGTGGTCCTGGCAAAGCAACTGAAGGGCCTAACGGCGAGTCTCACGATGGCACTGGATACGATTTCAAAGACGACGACAGTGGCCGCGAAAACTTCGGCAGCTATGCACTATTCGCACAGGGCACTGGCACGTATTGCGTGGTGCTGGAAATCGGCGACGCGGGATTCGTTCCTGCAGCCGCGACGATGACCGGCAATGTGGTTTCAGTTGGCGGTTGGTTGGTTGATTTCACAGTGGAAGATAAAACGAAAGTGAGCCGATAAATGGCATTGAAACAATTCGTAGAACTGACCGACGAGCAGTTGCTTGAGTCGCAAGGCGTCTGGCGCAAGAAGTGGCCGGGGATTTTCAACGACGTCGGGCCAGTCGCTGCGGAAACACCGTTTGTGATCATGGCCATCGTGCCCAACGCCGAGTTGACGACGCAGGAGATTGCCGGGCTTGTCACGCTGATTGAAGCGATTTCTTCGGGTGGTCTGAGTGTCACCGAAGCGGTGCCGATCTTCCACGGCGTGTCACCTGCTGCGGATGCGGTGCCAGCCAATCACGATGTGTATTACGAAACCGAAGGCCGGTTTTCTCCACGGAAACAACAGGCGTAAGCAATGGCTGACCGTTACTGGATTGCTGGCACGGCACAGACATGGGATGCGAGCGATACGACCTATTGGTCGACCTCCTCCGGTGGCAGTGGCGGTGCGTCCGTACCCGGTTCGGGTGATGCCGTTATCTTCAATGCTAACGGAGTCGGGAATTGCACGCTTGGTGCAAATGTGGATGTCGCGTCGATCGTGTTCGAGGATGGCGACGGCGAATACACCGGGACGTTTGATGCGGATACTTACGACGTGGACACGAGTGGTGATTTTGGCTCAAGAACACCCAGCATGACGCTAAGGATGGGGAGCGGGACATTCACTTGCGGCGGTGATTTCACGCTGAGGGACATACATTATTACGGCGAAACATCAACAGTCGTAATGACCGGCACAGGCAAAACGCTGATTGGTAGTAACAACGCTGAAGACAGCGGCCCCGCAAGCCTTACGATTGCTTCTGGTGCATCAGTGACGCTTGGTACGTCTATCCTGGGAGTAGATGGCGGAACACTAACCGTCAACGGAACACTGGTAGTGGATACCATCCTAAATCTACACAACGGTGCGGATTTAACTCTAGGCAATAATTCAACGTTGACAATCGATAGCGAATTGTCGGTTTTCCGGGCAACAGGAACCGTGTTCACTCGCGGAACCGGCGTGACCGTGAATGGCAGCAGTCACATATTGGCAGCACGGATTCCAACAGAAACATTTGTGCTACCCGGTGGGCGATGGGACTGCGGTTTTTGGTTTGATTCAAACGGGACATGCGTCTTGCGGTTTGCCGACGATGTGATATTCGGCGGTGACTTAACGCTGGATGATCGTGGTGTTGGAACTCTGGAGGTTGATTGCGCAACGAATAACGTCGACGTGACACTTGAAGGCGACCTGATAAATACCACCGCAAATACTTTCACCTGGACCAAAGGCACAGGCACCATCACACTGTCCGGCAGTGCCAACCAATCCATCGATTTCGGCGGTGAGGCAGTCGAGGACATCGACGTCGACAAGTCGGCGGGCACGGTAACGGCGACATGGCTCGATGAGCCAACCTGCGATTCGTTTCTGCTGACCAGCGGCACGGTGGATTTCGACTCCAATGATTTAACGACGGTGGGCAATTTTACCATCACGGACGGCGGGCAATTAACTGCCGATCAGAACGGTGCGAACATGACAGTCGGCGGCAATCTGTCGCTATCGGGTGCCGATGGTGATTTGCTGGTTGTCAATCGCTTAGACCTGGACGTCACCGGGACTGCAGTCGCGGATTGGTGCAACGTCTCGAATTCCGATGCGTCTCCCGGTACGGAAGTGACGGCGACGAATTCGACGGACGGTGGTAGCAATCTGAACTGGGATTTTGGCGGTGGTGGTGGTGGCGACCCAACTTATAAACACAAACTAACCCTACT